TGTAAGCATAGTCAATTTCTAGTATGGGAGAACAATGTGGATGAAATAAACGAGAAATATGTGTGTAAGAAGTGTAATGGTGAACTTACTTCAGATTGTATAAGGAATGGAAAATGGAAGAAAACATCAGATGGGTTGATATCTGGGTATCATATTAGTCAGATGATGGCTCCTTGGCTTACTCCGCATGATCTACTTAAATCTAAAGAAGAGAATGGGGAGGAGTATTTCAGAAACTTTGTGCTTGGAGAGCCATATGCTTCAGGAGATGAAGCTAATTTAAGGAGAGCCATATTTGATTCATGGACATCTAAACCATTAGAGGTAAAGCCATTATTTATGGGAATAGATATAGGTAGAATAAAGCATTTTGTAGTTGGATCTGCTAATGGGGTATTTAAGATAGGGACATGTGAATCAAAGGAAGAGCTAGAAAGCGTAATAGAGCAATATGATCCACAGGTTGTGGTTATTGATGCTGGGCCTGAAACTACATGGGCAGAAGAAATTAAAAACAAATATATAGGAAAGGTATATTTATGTAGATATAGAAGAGATAAGAACAGGGGAGATTTGTTATTATGGGGCGGAGATAAGGGGACAAGAGAAGATATTAAGGATTATGGGATAGTTTGGGCAGATAGAACTAGGATAATAGATAGGGTTGTGAATGAAATGATTAGGGGAAATATACTTTATGGTCTTAGAAAAGAGGATTTAGAGAAGTATATTAAGCATTGGGAGAGCATGAGAAAGATTATTGAAAGAGATGCATCTGGTATGGCTAGATATATATGGCAATCAACAAATGGAGTGGATCATTATTGTCATGCTACGATTTATTATTATATAGCTAAGTTAAGAATGGGAGCGCCAGTTGAGTTCATGCAAGAGTCTGCCGATAAGAAAGAGGTGATTCAAGTAACTAAAGAGGGGTTCAAAATGGCTCCTATTGAGAATATGATTAATCAAAGAGAAGATAAAGATAATTTACTATAATGCCAGGAATATTCTTTGAGAAAGAAGAAGCAATAATGAATCCAGAGGACTTTCATTACTTCAAGAATCACTTCAAAGAGTTCTTAGTTTTAATGAGATGTAAAGCGTTTGATACAAAGAATGGTAAGATTATTTTACACTTTAATGATGAAGGATTTGCTAAGCTAGAAAGAGATTATATGCTGTGGAAAAAGGAATAGCTTGACATGTTTTTAAAATGGGTGTATAATGTATTAACAAGTTAATAGTCCTAATTCTAACACAGAACGGACACATAGATTCGCTTTATTTTAAGTGGGTTGATGTGTCCGTTTTATTTAGAAATGAAACTAGATATACAAAACCTAAAAGATCCACAAATAATTAAACTCGTTCAGAATAGATACAGCGAGTCTGATTCGCTTTGGAAAATTGTAACAGATGAATACAAAAAGAATAGTAAGTTCTGGAGCAATGACAAGGATTTATATGGAGATGTTGCCGGAAAGAAATCTAAAGTTACAGACAATAGAATATTCCTAGCAATAGAAACTGTTATATCTAATCTAACAGCTAGGCCATCAAAGCCAGAAGTGTTGCCTGGAAATGAATCACCGGAGTCGGGCAAGATAGCTTCAGATTTACAGAGTTTGTTTTTGGAGAAGTATAGGAAATTGGCGATTAAGAAGAAAATAAGGAAAGGGATTAGATGGTTGTTATTGGCTAGACTAATTTGCTTAAAGATGATTTGGGATAACGATTTAGATGATTATGATGTAGAAGTTGTTGATCCAAGAAAGATTAGATTTTCAAAGAAATGCACAAGCAATTTGAATTCAAAGTTTTCAATAGAAGATATCACTATTACTATTTCTGAAATGATAGATAAGTTCCCGGACAAGAAAGATGAGATATTGAAAGTAATGGGTGGAAAGAATGTAGATGATGTTTTAATAAATAACCAAGAGGTTACATATCAAGAGGCTTGGTTAAACGGAGGAGAGGATGTAGTTTGTATCTTTAGAAATAAAGTTTTGTCAAAAAGTAAAAATCCTTATTGGGATTGGGATGGAGTATTTCTTACAAAGGGAGAGGCTAATAAGTTTGATGTTTTAAAAGGACCTAATGAAAGAGTTAAAGCAATAGCAAGTGCTAAGGGGTTAAGAGATAAAAGGGTAGCAACAGCGGATAAATACCAGAATTACTTATTTAATCATTTTGATAAGCCATATGCTCCTTATATATTTGATACCATATTGGATGTTGAAGATGGACCTGTTGGTCAAACATCTTTAGCTCAACAAACAAGAGGGCTTCAAATGAATGTTAATGATAGGAAAAGACAGATTTCAGATAATGCTGCTGAAGCTAATGGGAGATGGTTGGTAGATACTGCATTAGTTCAAGTTAAATCAAAGGGGGAGTTTCAGAATATGAAGTCTAACCCAGGGGGAATTATATTTGGTAAAGGGATTAAGAATGGATTAACAATTATATCTGGAAGAGATTTACCGAAGATAGTTATAGATGACTTGACTCATTCAGTAAACGAAATAGAGAGTATTTTTGGAACACAACCTACTTTTAGAGGGGAACAAGGAAAAGGAACAGAAACAGCCACAGGTAGAGCTATTTTAAGAGAACAGAGTTTCCAGAGGTTAAATGAATTAGTAGATGTTGTAGATAATATCCATTTACAGCTTTACAATTGGATGATGCAGATGATGAAAGTCAGGTATTCTGAAACTCATTATACAAAGATATTGGGTAAGGATAGAGCTATATCTGTGATTGAAATACTTAATGATAGCTTAGAAGATGGAATTGAAATTAAGATTGTTCCGGGCCAGATGTTGCCAGAGGACAAGATATTTAAGGCAGATAGAGCATTAGAGGCTGTTAAAGCTGGGTTAATTATTCCATTGAAATATTACGAAGATGCTCAATATGACAATCCAATGGAAGTAGCTAAACAAACGGAGATGTATAAGATTAGTCCATTCTCAGTATTAAACATGGATAAAGAAGATATCAAGAACTTAGAAGAAGGAATAGCCTTACAAAAACAATTAGAACAAGCAGTTCAGCCAGAAGATGGTAGAGCAGGATCCGTATCAGAGATGAGGGGAAAGATACAAGCCATGGTAGAGAGTGATGAGTTTAAGCAGTTACCGCCAGAAGAACAGCAACAGAAAGTAGCACAGATGAGGAATCAAGTTAATAATTTGATAAAGGCCGGACAAGGAGAGGATCCGACTAAACAAACTAAAAAATAAGATGCCAATAAGAAACACAAATTCATATGTAAGTTTTAGAGAGAAAGAGCTTCCAGAAATAAAAGATTGGAAAATAGGAGATACATATAATTTAAATATAGAAGTTAAATTGACACAAAAAGGCAAGAGTAGGTGGGATGAATTAGAGGGAGGTGGCGAAAGAGGAGAGTTTGAAGTCACTGGAGTAAAGGCAGTTGGAGAGAATAGCGACATAGAGAGGTTAGGGTCGAAATACAAGAGAGCATAGTTTAAACATTTGATGAGGTAAATTACAAGTTAACGCTTTTTCATCAAGCAACTTATCGGAATCTCATAGAGAATAGCCGAATAATGGGGCAATGATAGGGCAAAAATATATGACAGAAGAGACTACACCAGTTGAAGAACCATTAGATGATGGAGAATCAACTGAAGGAGGTAACGGGGAACCTCAAGGCAAATTAGTCAAAATCGGTGAGGATGAATACACTTCCGAACAATTGACTGAAATGGCTAAAAAAGCAAAGGATCACGATCAATTGCTTCCCGAGTTCACTAAAAAGTCACAAGCACTAGCAAAGCTAGTAGGTGACTCAAATAACGAGGAAGATACAGCGAATCTTCCGAACTTCTTGAAGCCAGGCTGGAAACCTAAAGACTATGGCGAACTTCAGGGTGCCTTGAAAGAGGTAACTGAATATAGTCAGAAGAAAGTTGAAGATGGTATGAAAGCCAAAGAAGAAAGCGTAGTAGCGGCTAAGAAGATTGCAGACGACTTCTATGCAGAAGTCCTAAAGAAAGATAAAGACTTTGACAAACCTGATTTTCAGGACTTTGTAAAGCGCCATGGCTTTCGATTAACCGGAGCCGAGGATCTAAAGTCAGCTTACTCTGCCTATTCAGAAGTGGGTAGCACAGGTAAATTGACCGAAAAAAGGGTTTTGGAGAATAGAGGTAAGAGATCTTCTGATACTGTTTCTAAACCTTCTTCAGGCGGAGGAGATTCACTTCCATTCGATCCTAATGCAATTAGGACTGGAGGAGGAGATCTTCAAAGCAAGGTTAAAGAAGCGTTCAACAAGATTACAGGTTAATAAATTATTACAATGAATTTTTCAGATGCGGTTACTACGGTAACCAGAGAACTTATCGTTCCATCTGTTTCTGATACCGTTCTATCTGGCAATGTTTTCTTATTGAGGACATTGGGTAATTCAAGAGCATGGAGATCAGGATATAGATACGATATTCCGATTAAGTATAAGAAATCTACTACAGGTGGAATTGTAGGAATTGGTGGAGAGCTTGATACTACAAGGCAGGAAACCAGAATTAAACTACAATTTCAACCACAGAGGATTCACAAACCAGTAGTTATCGATGATATTGAGGCTACTGTTAACGAAGGAGATGAAAGAGTCCTTGAACTATTAGCAACAGAAACTGATTCAATTACACAGGACTTGGGAGATGATTTAGGAAATTACCTATATCAGGGAACAGGTGCTGGTGGAGCTTCATTCGATTCAATATTGAATGCTGCTGATGACGCAACAAACTTTGGAACATATGGCGCTCAATCAAGAACAACATATGATTCTTTAGATGGTTATTATGCAGCTACTATTGGAGCATTAGCTTTAGCTGATTTAGCTACTGGCTATGATGCAGTTGAGATCGGTGGCCAAGGACCAAGTTTGATTATAGGAACACCTACAGAATGGTCAGCTTATGAGGCATTACTTCAGCCAACAGTAAGAGCTGGATATCAGACTTCAGGATTCCCACAAGTAACAAGAACAGGTGTTGTTTCAAGCACAAACGCATTATCAGGTGGTGACATCGGATTCAATGCTTTGTGGTATAGAGGAACTCCATTTGTAAAGGATGAGAAATGCACAGCACAGAAACTATTTATGCTTAGAGAAATGAACTTTTTCTGGGCAGGAATGAAGTTGAAAGGATATGAGACTATCAATACTTCTAACAGAAACATTGAAGGTCCACAGGCATTACCTATTCCTTTAGGATTTAACTGGTCAGGAATGTTAAGAGGAACAAACACTCCAGGTGAAGTCGGTCATGTATATATGGTCGGTAACTGGATTTCAGATGATCCTCGAAGATGTGGTCAGTTGACAGGTATCACAGGATAACAAATTAACAACTCTTTACCGGACGGAGGGGAATTATCCCCTCTGATCCGAGAGGGTAAAAAACATGAGACTAGCAAGAGATTATGTTCCTGCAGTTAAATACGGAGCCAAGTGGGCTGGAAATGATTATTTGCAGGGACCAATTACTAAAGGCGATTATTGGTATGTTGATGATGATATATCAGGAAGTGGAAATGGGAAAGAATGGAGCGAGGCATTTAAAACAATTACAGAAGCTGTCGCAGTTGCGGGAGATGATGATGTAATTTTTGTAGCTCCAGCTCAATATAATGAGGAACCAGCTACTATTGCTATTACACAAGAGAATCTAGCTCTTGTAGCAGCTACAACTGGGCCTGAAAGGGCGCAAATAAGAACAGAAATTAGAATGCATGGTGTTTTAGATACTAATATTATTAGTGCTAATGCTGCTCATAATTTTGAATTAGCTGGATTTAGATTGACTCCATATAATAGCACAACATCTACAGGATTAGTTGTGTCAGATACAGCAGCAAGTTATGGAACTTATATTCATGATAATTATTTCTATTCTCCAGCGTCTGCTAACACACAAGCTATTCAAATGGGAGTAGCAAATTCATTTGATTGCGATTCTATGGTTATTGAAAACAATGACTTTTGGAAAGGAGGTTCTGCTAATGTGCCAATGGTAGATTGGTTATCAGCTACAAGAGGTATTATTAGAGGAAACACATTCACAACTATTGGTAATAATGCTAATTGGATTGCAATTGATTGTTATGATGCTACTGCTCCAATGGGACAGATCCTAGATAATAGATTCTTAGCATGTGAAGGTGGGAATTGTATTGCAATAAATCTTCCAACACCAGCAGTAAGTGATTGGTTTATCGATGGAAATGTGTTCATCAATTATGCAAGTAATAATGTTTGCTTCGATTACAGCACATATAATTCTGGGATTAACTATAGGGGAGCTACAGCTATAACTACTTAAATATATGAGAATACAAAATATATCTGAGCAAAACATTCAAGGCTTCACAGATGGAAAAGACAAATGTGATTTCCCTGCTGGAGATATCAATGTTGTTCCTGAATCTTTAGGGAAAGCAGCTTTAAAAGAGTATGACTTTCTTAAAGAGGCAAAGGAAACAAAGATTAAGGCAGTAGAAGTAAAAGAAGAGATTGTTCAGAAAAAAGTTAAAAAGGCAAAGAAATAATCTTCCTTGTGGGTTAATCTTGCTCCTTATGGGGGCAAGGTCGAACTCAAAAGGTTCGTAGTCCTGAATTTCCTGACTGGCAACAGCCAGGGGCAGGTGAAAGGTCGAGGACTAAATTATCAATTAAACTTTAAAAAATCAATGAAAACAATTACATTTCAAGGAGTATTCGATACTCCAAGCGTAAAGATGGGGAACATCAATGAATTAGGTGTTACTCCAGACGGAAGAACTTGGGAATATGTAAGAGCATCCGAGATAATTACAAGTCATATGATTGTAGCTACTCCGGATAACACAGATGTTGATACTGTTTCTTCTTCAGATGATGCCGATGGTAATACAATTTATGTTACAGAGGCCGCAGCTGGTTGGACAGTAGGAGTGTATCAGGATAAATGGATGTTAGTAGATTCAGGAACAGGTGTAGGACAGGTTGCTAAGATCAAAGACAACACAGCTACTACTTTAGAGTTGTATTTAGATTATGCTTTAGCTACTGATCTTGCTGTTGCAGATTCAGATATCTTGATTATCCCTACAACTTATGTAGAGAAATCTCCTGTTACAAATGTATATACTCCATGTAGAGGAGTAGCACAGGCTACATTTGCAGCTAATGATTACGGATGGTTTCTAAAGAAAGGAATGGGTGGAGTTACTATGGGTGAAGCGCCTACTGTAGAGAGGGCTATTACTCCTGGTGATGATACAGAAGGTTATGGTGCTATTGTAGATGATGGAGACGACTTCTACGATGCAACAATAATCGGATATTGCTTGGGTGCATCAGACACAGCAGATGTTGACTGTGTAGCACAGATCAATGTCTTATAGGATAGATAATCCTTTCAGGAGCTTTTTTACAAGGCTCCTGGATAGGGCAATTTAGCCTTAAAAGTCGAACTGCTTAAATTATTAACAATTAAGTATCAACGAACATGATTGAACAAATTGAAGGCGGCATGAATTCTGAAGAGATGAAAGCCGCAGAAAAAGATAGGGTTATTGTCAGGTTTAAGAACATTGACAACGAAAAATTCACTCATTCCTATAAAGGCATATCTATCAGCGTTAATGCTGGACAGGAATATACCGGAAGACTTCCTGAATGTGATCATTTAGCAACTCATTTGGCTAGAAAGATATTGGCTAGAGATGCTAAAAGTAGAGTTGGTTCAGGGAAAGACGCATTGCTATGGACTTCAGCAACGATAAATGAACTCAAGAAGAAGATATTGATTCCTCTTCAAGAAATGGCTTCTGTTACTCCGATATCACCGGAAGAAGCAAGGAGAAGAGATTTGGAAAGAATAGAGGAAGATATTAAACCACAAACTTCTTCAGTCCCAGAGCAACCAGAAGCACCACTTTCTCCAGCTCCAGAGGTTACTAAACAAGATGTAATCAAGGATCTAAAGAAAAGAGGAGCTATTGTAGATGAAACTAAAAGCAAAGCAGAACTTTTAGAGGAACTTATGGAGCTTGAAGCAAAGGGAGTTATAGCTGTCGAATAATTAGATTATGGAGGGAAGGTCGGTGGAATCTTCCCTCCGGGAAACCAAATGGAAAACATAGACGAAACAATTAGAAAAAGAGAAGAAGTAAAAGAATTACAGGAAAAACAAAAAGAGGCCTTAAAAGAGCTTGATGGGATTTTAAATAATATATCTTCAAAGAATGAAGAATTACAAAAGATACAGAATGATAAAGGTTTAGTTTTAGAAAACATTTCAAAAGAGGCAGAAGATAGGGTTCATTCGGTCATAGATAAGTTATTAAAGACTAATGACGAAATGGCTGAAATAGGGGATAAAACCTCAAAGGTGCTAGTTAGCACCGAAAACACTATCAAAACGGCTGTAGAGGGAGTTATGGGGCTTTTAGAGGGGATTGATGAGCTAGTTAGGAGTGCTGAAGTTACTAAAAATAGGTCAGAAGATTCATTAAAAAGAATAAGTGAAATTGAAGAAAGTTTAAAAAACAAGATAATCTCAAATAGTAAATTAGAAAAACAATTAAAGAAAAGAGAAAAAGAAGTTGAGATCAGAGATAAAGACGCTGATCAAAAACTATTACAAGCTAAACAATTAGCTGACTGGCATAAAACTCCAGGAGCTAAATATACAATATAATAAAATGTCAAGAATAACAGATACAACATGGTCAATAAAGGAAAGATTACTTTATGATCCAATAGTAAAAGGTTACGATACGAGTTTCTTTAAGACTCTTTCGGGAACTCCAACTATAAGCGGAGGGAATATAAGACTAAGTTCAGCTACCATAATAAGTTATACTCAATACTTATATGGGGACTTTAGGTTTTTAATAAATATTCCTACATCTCCATCTGAAGGGGAGGATAAGCAATGGGGATTAAGACATGCAGCTACTTTAAGAGGTTCAATGGTTTTTGATATAACAGGTGATGTCTTCACATTTCAAACTACAGATAAAAATAGTAATGCAACAACTACGACTATAACATGGGATACGCATGGAGAAACATGGGCCGGAGGTATGGTTGAATATAGGATCGTATGGAATGAAAGATATATTAAAGCATATGTATCAAATGAATTAGTTGCTAATCATCCAGGTGGATATTATGATTTTCCTGAACCACTTTATATAAATAATCAAGCAGATCAAGATAATGTAGATATTGATTACATTGTTGCCAATCAATTAGGAAATCTAACCACTTAAACATATGAAGAAATCAGTTTTAATTACAGCAGTAGTAGTAGCACTATCTTTAGGTATAGGATTGGCTAATGCAACTTTATCTCCCGGAGGAAGTGGATTAGGACCACTAACACCATCTGCTTTCTGTCATATAAGCGATGATGTTTGGGCTTTTTGTGATACTTCAGACGGACTAGGAGATGAAACAAATCCAATAGCAAGTGGATATTTTGCGACATTAGAGGTCATAAGTTTAGAAGCAGCAACAGCTACTATATCAGGAGTAATGTCTGGCAATTTTGACATGGATGGAAACTTAATTCTTAATATTGGTGCTGCTGGAACAGATTTTACTACTGGAGGAGGATTAGTTTTGTCAGATAATTTAGGGATAGGAACAACTACAGCCAATTATACTTTAGATGTTTGGGAGTCAGCTACTTCAGGATTTATTGGAGTATCAAGCACTACTGAAGGAGATATCTTTGAGATAAATGAAGATGGCGATGTATCGATTATGTATAATTTATATGTAACAGGAACCTCAACTCTTTATGGAAACATAGATACTCAAACTATAGAATCAGATTGGTGGCTTTTAGATAATTCCTCTAATTCTTTAAGTATTGTTAATGAGGGGAATAACTTAATAAACATAGATACTACAGATGCTAACGAACTTATAACAATGGGAGCTGATACTTCAATAGGGAACTTAGAGATAGCAGAAGATTCAGGACAAGTTAATTTAGTCAATCTTCCAGTATCAGCAACACCCGCCGCAGGAACAGAAGAGAGCTATGA